GCAGAACGCCTCAGATCAGTACTAGGAAGGTAAAGGAATGGCAGATATATTCGCACCTAAAACATCTTTTAATATCGGGTATGAGCGTGTAGTCTCTCAGCCTGTAGAAGATAAAAGAGGTGAGACGCAAGCTAAGTTTCAGGCTATGGCTAATCAAGTCCAAGCTTCAGCTATACGAGCACAAACTCAGGTTGAACGTGCCAAGATGGGTGCAGAAAATGCAATGATCCAAGGTTACGGAAACCTAGCTTTATCTGCATTGAGGTTTGGTGCAGGTTATTCACGTCAATATCAGAAGGGTATGGTTTCTGGTGCTGCAGGTGAATGGCTTGATTCAATGGTAAAGGCTCAAGACTTACGTGATCAGGGTCAAATAAACGAAGCTAGTATGTTCGAGAGAAAATCTACCAGAGCAGCCGTAGGTGCAGGTGTTGATTTAGATAAATATAAGACAGAGTATGAAGCTATCACTGGTAGACCTATGGAGTATGTAGGTCAAACTCGTGAGCAGCAAGTATTCGAGATGATGAAGAGTGATAAGAACTACCAAATGGCTTATCTAGCTGCTCAAGGTACTCTTGGGCCTAATGCTTCAGACGAACAACTAACTTCAGCCGCTTTAGCTTCAATACAAAAACAAGCTATTGCAACTAACACTCTAGCTCTTGTTGGTGCAGGTAATCAGCTTGATTGGGAAACTCAAGTAAAAGGCGCATACAACACAACTCTAGATCAATTTGATCAGGGTATTGTAGCAGGGTTAATTAGCAGGACTCAACAAGGTCAGCCTATAACTCCAGGAGAGATAGATACTGTTATTCTACAACATAATCTTATGTCTCAGAAGTTGATAAAACCTGCATACGTTACAGATGAGCAGTGGAGTTCAGTAAAACAAAGATTAGATTTACAGAAAGAGTTCTTGACTACATTAAAATCTGCTCGTGATCCTGATGCTTTACTAACGGATATGGTTTCACAGTTGATGCAAAGCGCAGAAACTCCTGAAGATGCTATGGCTATAGCAGCCGCCTCTGATTCTTCTAATTTAGCAAATATATTTGGTACAAACGTACCAGAGGTGGTGAACAGAGTAGCTCAAACCGCATTTGCAGACAATAACTACAAACAAAAAGGTATGATTATTACAGATGTACAGGCGGTAGATGTAACTGAGCCTGTCAGTGGTAATTCTACTTTCACAATAGATACTGCTCCGTCATTTCTAAAAGATCACGTCAATGATGATCCTAAAACTATGCAAAGAAATGTAGAAGCAGGGTTAGAGATGTTAAAAAACATTAAACCTATGGAGCTTCAGAACGAAAGTTCAATAAAACACTTCTATAATTCTACAATGTCTATGGCTGCAGGTATGTTGTCAGATAAACAATTCTACTCTTCAGCTACAATGTCTAAAGTATTCAACAATCCTAACTTAGAACAGGCTTTAAATATGGTTGCTGCAGTAGACCGTGAAGCTGCAGATGAGATACGTATATCTTTACGTAGTGTTGCTAATCTACAGAGAACAGCATTGAAAGCTAACCTACAAAGTATGGAGAGTGCTTTAGTTGGTGCAGTATGGGATGAACAAGACCAAACCTACTACATAACTGGTGATCAAGGTAAGTTTCTAAGTAGACCTAACTCTGCAATCTCTGGTGAAATGACAGATAAAGGTTTCAAGATAGCTGATACGAGTGTGACATTCCCTGAAGGCTACAAAGAAGCTATCGATAGACGTAAATCAATTAAGATACTTGATCGTGCTCTGAGTGATTTAGCAATAGGAGATGTGGAAACTACTCAACCAAGTGTAGAAGAAATAGCAACTACTGCTCTTGATCAAGTAGATGCTGAAGAGTTACGAGAATCATCAGTACGTAGTATAAGAAACAACAATCCAGGAAATATAAAGAAAACAAATACTCAATGGGAGGGTATGACTGAAGAGCAAACTGACTCTACGTTTGTATCTTTCGATAGTCCTGAGATGGGTGTCAGAGCTTTGGCGAGAGTCTTGAATACATACAACACACAGTATAACTTAGATGATATATCTGGTATGGTTTCTAGATTCGCACCACCTACAGAAAATGATACTCAGAACTACATTAAGTTTGTATCTGAAAAGTCAGGTATTCCAAGAAACAGAAAGATTACTCTCCAAGATAATCCTGAAGATATGAAGAAAGTAATAGCAGCTATGATTGAAATGGAAGGTGGTTCTGATTCAGTCAAGTACTTTACTCCTAGTGTAATAAACGAAGGTGTAAGACTAGCACTAGAATCTACTGCCTCACAGGATGTTGGTATAGATGAAGACCCACAACAAGCTACTATAGAAAGAATACCTGTGCGTCCTGATGATGAAACTCTTGGGGCAGCTTGGGATATACTATATGGTGATAGCATGAAACCTGAAAACAAACCTTTAAGGGAAAGTAAACGCCCTCAACAAAGACCATAAGGAGTAAGAAATGAAAGCAAGTAATAAAAGAGGAGTATCTAGGATTTCATACTCTTCAATGGTAAAAGGAACTACAAATAAAGCAATGGCACATAATGCAGGGATTAAGTTAAAAACTAAGCCTATGCAGTTTGCTTCTACAGCTAAAAGTAAACAACAGAAGAGTGCTATAAAGAGGGCTGTTTCTAGAAGTTTTACTCCATCTTACATGAAACCAAAACAGAGGCCATAAGATGAGTTTTAGATTAAGTCAAAGGTCAATGGATAGGCTCGAAGGAGTACATCCAGATATGACTGCAGTAGTTGAGAGAGCTATAAAACTTTCTAAGGTAGACTTCGGAGTAACGCAAGGAGTCAGAACTTTAGAAGAGCAGAAAGCTAATGTAGCTGCAGGAAGATCACAAACCATGAGGTCTAAACACCTACTACAAGATGATGGATTCAGTCATGCTGTAGACGTAGTAGCCTATGTAGGTCCAGATGTGTCATGGGAACTGAACTTATATGATGACATCTGTGATGCTTTCAAAGAAGCAGCTAAAGAAGTAGGTTGCAGTATAAAGTGGGGAGCAGCTTGGAGTGAAGGTGACATAAGAACCTATCCAGGAACCTCAGAAGATGCTATGATGGCATATGTAGACTTACGTAGATCACAAGGACGAAGACCTTTCATCGATGCACCTCACTTCGAGTTGATGTAATGGAGATGTTAGAGTTCATAGCCCAGTGGTTAGCCGCACCTCTTGCGTTTGTTGTATGGTTTCTATTTATGAAGTCAACAAAGAACGAGAGAGACATTGCAGTATTACAAGCACAGTATGAATCTAACAGACTAGCCTACGACAGAGAGATGAAAGAACTAAAAGAAACTGTTAAGGCAATCTTTAATAAACTAGACAATATAGAGCAAGCATTAAGAGATAAGTAATGGACCCAGTAAGTTGTGTTATGATGGCATCAGGTGCTTTCAAAGCATTGAAGGGTGCAATTGGTGCAGGTAAAGACTTGCAGGAAATGACAGGTCAGCTTGCCAACTGGGGTAAAGCTTTCTCTGACTTCACTAATCTAGAAGAACGAGAAAAGAATCCTCCTTGGTGGAAGCAGACGTTCAAAGGTAGTGACGAAGAGACTGCTCTAGAGATATTCGCTAACAAGAAGAAGATGGAGCAGATGCGTCAAGAGATAAAAGACCACATCTCTTGGAACTATGGTCCTAGCGCATGGGAAGAAGTCTTACAGATTGAAGCTAAAATGCGTAGACAAAGAAAAGAAGAACTTTATAGGAAGCAGGAGAGAATAGATGCGATTATTAATTTCAGTATTGGTGGTGTTATCTTTATCCTTGGGGGCGGCATACTACTATTGGTATTCTACCTCATCGGCAAACAGCAAGGTAGATGGTGATGTGGTTCCTCGTGTGGATGCAGTTTCTAGTGGGAACGAATGAGTTCGAATACTACCAAATAGGTACTTACGGATCAGAAGAAGTCTGTAAAGAAGAGATGGTAAGAGCAAGAGTAATGGTAACGAACAGCAAGTCAGCGGTACATTGCTTTGAGGTTGATAGAAATAAATAATAAGTTTGTAGTATATGATAAGAAGGGTAAAGTAGTAATAATTACTCGTAATAAACACATAGCTATAAAGTATGCGAGGAAGAATGGCACACACGGTAATTGATGATTGGAAAATTATACCAAGGCTGATGATGTTGGCTGTAACTATACTAACATATCAGGCTGTACATTGGTATATGGCTTTACCTGATCCAACAATACAACAGTCAGGTCTAGTATCAGTTTGTATGGGTGCTCTGACAGGGTGTTTTGGCATATGGATGGGCAAAGAATCAAAGACAACAGTGACTCCAACGAGGGTGATACATGAGGAATCTTATAGCAAGTCTGATTCTAGGTAGCCTACTAGCAGGTTGCATGTTGAATCCAATGAACCTACTTGGTGGTGGGAGTGGGCCTAGTGTCAATGCCAATACACAGGCAGGTAAAACAAACTCACAGACTCTAGGTAATTCTACAAACACAGATCAAGAGATTAGCCTACAGAATCTTGAAGGGAACCTAAATCAAAGTAACGATAAGAATAAAGTAAGTACTGATAGTGTGGAGAATATAAATATAAATGAGATTCCACCTTGGGTATTGATACTTCTAGTACTAGGTTGGTTAGCACCTAGTCCACAGGAGATGGGGCGTGGTTTACTTACTCTTATTGCAACGTTAAGGAGAAAGAACGATGGCAGCGCGGCTTAAAAAGTCAAAGATGAAATGCAATAAGCCTAGAGCTACGCCTAATCATCCTAGTAAATCTCATGTAGTGAAGGCTTGTGTCAATGGAAAAGAAAAGGTTATCAGGTTTGGTCAGAAAGGTGTCAGAGGAAGCCCTAAAGGTTCAGCTAGGAATAAGGCTTTTCGTGCTAGACATGCTAAGAATATTAAAAAGGGAAAAATGAGTGCAGCATATTGGGCTGCTAAAGTAAAATGGTAAAGGAGAATACAATGAAAACAACAGCAATCGTAACAGCCGCCATGTTAGCAGCAACGTCTACATCAGCTATGGACTTCTCTGTAGCAGGGCAGACTTTATCTATTGGTGCAGAGACTGACCTCAACTACACTACTGGTGTAGAAGAATGGGTGTGGGAATTGACACCATCTGCAGGGGTAACTGCATTAGGTATTGGTTTGAGTGTAGCCACAGACATTGATATGTTGACTCTTGATGAGGGTGACATCTTCCAAGGTCTAGACTTCACTGCAGACTACGAAGTACCTAGTACTAATATCAATCTATATACAGAAGTTTCAACAGATGCAGACCTAGAATTTGGTGACGTAACTGTAGGGGCTACCTTTAGTTTCTGATGTGGTTAGCTATAGTCATGTTCTGCATGACACCTACAAACTCAACAACTTGTACTCTCACAGTTAAAAACGATAACTTGTTTAGGACCAGAGAAGCATGTGGTATTGAGATGCGTGGGATGGTAGATATGTTTATATCAAAGGGTATCTTTTCGCAAGGTACATGTGTAGAAATAGGAGTTACATTATGAATATAGTAAAGTGGATATGGAAGTATATCAAACGAGTTGGGTGTGCTATGTTGAATCGTAAGTGCTGCCCTGAGTGTGTGTGTAAGGCTTAGTCATGGCAAGTCCTACACCTACAAAACCTGCTCTGTGGTCTAGAGCCAAGGCAGAAGCTAAGAAAAAGTTCAAGGTCTATCCTTCAGCATACGCAAATGCTTGGGCTGCTAAGTGGTACAAGTCTAAAGGCGGTGGTTGGAAAGGTAAGGACAACAGAGTAAAGAAGAGGAAGAAGTAATGCCTTATTCAAAGTACTCACCTAAACAAAAGAAACTTGCTGCAGTAGCACCCCCTAGAAATAAGATTACTTCGGCTGACATGAAAAAACTTAGAGCATCTAAGAAGAAAAAGAAGAAGAAGTGATATGGCTAAAGGTGGTTTAGGTAAATGGTTCGGGGAGAAATGGGTTGATGTCAAAACAGGCAAGCCATGCGGAAGGTCAGGGAAAAAAGATAAACGCAGAGGCTACCCTGCGTGTAGACCTAAAGCAGTTGCAGGAAGAATATCAAAGAGCGAAGCCAGAAAGAAAACAGGACCAAAGAGAGTCAAGTGGTCAGTAACCGCCTCTGGTAAGAAAAGAAAAAAGAAATAAAATAAACCCCCTTGGATTTCTCCTTGGGGGTTTTTTCTTACTTGTGTGTCTGAGTCCATCTCTTGCGTAGTCTATTGAGATACCAGATAGCTTTGTCTATATCTTCTAAACCATTCTTGTACTCGCAACGCCAGAGATACTTGAGGACATTGGCAGCGTGTGGTGCTATACTACCAGACATATTCTCAGTCATAGCTTCGATAGCTTGTATACATTCTATCCCACTATGGTTGTAGTGGACAGGGTTGTTGACTTGATCTGGTTCAGTCTCAATACACTCACCACAAACACCATCATCGTCCAACACCCTCTCACATATTTCACAGTTAGCCATCCAATCTCCTACGCTGATATATCTACAATCTCACACGACTCACCAGTACATGCAAATGTCTGACTAGACTTAGTTGTATCCTCTGACTCATACTCTGATAGCTTAGTCCAATCAATACTCTTAGGCATTGTCTTCATAAGTTCTTTGTATTCATCTTTAGTACACTCTTGGTATGGTGCTTGCTGATAGATGTGATCATCGTATGGTAAGAAACTTACACCAGACATCTCATCAAAGTGCTCGTATACAAACGCACCCACCTCGAACCACTCATCCTTCTTGACGTTGATTGTCACGCTAGGTTTGTGCTCACACCAATGACGTTGATACATCAACCACGTTTCTAGTTGATCGATAGCTGACAAGTCAGATGTTACTACAGCATTGTTTGGTGCTTTTACTGGGAAGCTAAACACTGTAGTCTGATCTGGTTTGTAAACACATGGCTCACTTGGTATACCTTGATCCTTCATAAACTGAGTGAGAGGGTCTTTGTTGTCACCTCTTACTGTTCGGATATAGTAAGGACTATACCTAGCATGAATACCAGAAGAAGAGTCAACAAGTTGGGAGACAGTTCCGCTAGGTTTATTGCAACTTATAGCTGCACTACAGTTAATACCAAGACGTTCAGCCCACTCAGTATTAGTAGTTACGGCAACCTCACGAAGTCTTTCTAGTGTCTTGTCTAATCCCTTGTTCTTTGCAGTCATAAGAGGATTATCTTGGACACCAGTTAATGACACACCAAGCAGTCGTTCTTCTTCTGTATTCCTCTGCCACACTTTTCGCAGGTAGGGGAAGTTGGTGTACGTGGATTGTATAGTTCCCAGTATTGTTGCCAAACGGACTTTTCGCTCCAGATCATCCACACTATCCGTAGCCCTGACAACAACTTCTGTAAGATTGCAGAACTGATACGGCCTAAGAATGATTTCACTACAGGGATTAGTTCCGAAGTCGTAGTTAGGATCACGTCTCCCATTCTTTGCAGCTTGATTCTTACTTGCTTGCCTATTAAATACACCTCTCTCTCCACTTCCTGATTCTACTAGTGCCATCCACTCACGCATGAATGAAAGACTATCTGGTTTCTCTACGTATGCTACACTGTTGTTAGCTAAGTATCTATGAGAAGGGAACTCACCTGACTTAGCGTGTCGCATCTTATCATCTGATAGGTTAGACAGACTGATCATAGCACTACGTCTAACACCACCTACTACAACTACCTCACCTATCTTACACATGATGTCGTGTGCTTCGATGCTTGATAGCTTACGTCCTTGTGCTTCTTTGAATACATGAACTACAAAGTTAAACAAGTCTACCAGAGGAGCAGGTCCACTAGCACGTCCACCAAATGTCTTTAGTCTAGCACCTGCAGGTCTGATCCTACTAACATTCCACTTAGGAATCTCACCACTATAAAGGAGAGCAATAACTTGTCGAAGAGCCTTAGCCCACCCTTCCTTACTGTCCTTTACCACAATGGTAGTATCACTCTCGAAGAGTTCTGGTATCTCTGGGAGCTTAGAGACGAACTGCCTCTCGACACTGAACCCAACTCCAGTGCCACAGAGCAAGATGAACATAGCCTCATCGAAGGACTTTGGGTCATCTACAGGTAGATAACTACAGTTGTAACCTGCAGTGTTATCTCTATCTAACGCTGCACCTGCAGTCATCATTGCTCTCATACTTGGCATAACTTCTAGAGACAGTATTGCTTCTCTCAAGGCATTGTAAATCTTATGATCAATGTCATAACCAACAACGTTACCCATGTAGCGGTCTACTGTCTCTGACCAAGACTCACGTCTTCCCTCGTCCTCAAGCCAACGAGCATACCGTGAAGTATGTATAAAAGCTTGGTAGTCAGTTGGCAAGTAATTGTTCATCTTTCGTCACCATCCCCTTGTATAGTTCCACGTTCTTTACGATCATATAGTTTCTCTAGATTCTTCATAGCTACATCGTGTAGTTCTATGTTTAAATCTTTAGACAACATAGCTGCATACCACAAGACATCTCCTATCTCAGATGCAATAGCGTTTTTATCTAGGTTATCATCTCGTAACATCTTCTTTACTTTGTTTGCTACCTCACCTGCTTCACCTGCTAGTCCAAGTGCAGGGTAAAGTATCTTGTGATTGTGTTTGTACATTGCAGTCTTAGCTGCAGCACTCTGATACTGAGCAAGACTTATCATGTCTTTGTAAACTTCTTTGTAGTATTCCCAGGATTCATTGATCATATTCTAACTCCTCTTCTAGTATATCTAATGGCATGTCCTTGAAGAAGTAATCCCCCAAGTCTATGTCTCCTCTTTCAATCAACAACTCAAGAACAACGTTCTCTGTTATATCATTCTGTTCTAATAACTGTGCTAGTCCATAGCTTTCTATTAGTAAATCTAACTGCCCCTGATAATCAAACATCCTTCCCCCCATAGAGTTTACGAATGGCGTTCAATGAAACAAACTCAGGTTCATAGACACCATTCTCTAGTTCACGTTTGACTACGACACCCTTCCACCATTCATTATTCGATTGACCTGCCCAAGATTCTTCTGCACCTTTGAAGCACCCTGCGACAAGCCCGATAATTGAATTAGGATGTGCAGAATCTTTGAAATACATACTACGTTTATGACTGTGACCACAAGTAGAACTGTGATTCCTGTTTTGTAGTAAGGTGTAAGCATGATGAACACCAGAGATAGGTGTGCCATAATTACCTGCACCAAAGAAATGAGCATAAGATACGCCATCGTAATCAGCGATACTGGGGGCTGAATTACGGTACTCATGGTACTCGTCGAACCATTGCTTCGTTTGAAGATGGCTGAAGGAAATCCCGTACTTTTCTCCCTGAAGTCTTGGATCATGGGCGATAGCTTTCTTGATTCTGTTCTCATGGTTCCCTTCGAATCCTATCCAGTATGGACGCTTTCTCTTGTGATGTCTGAATCTCCAACGTAGTCTCTCCTGTGAATCGTTGTAGTGGTTGATGTCACGTTCATAACCTTGAGACACTATTGCTTGAGGATACTTTGTATCAAAGCTATTCAAGCTACGCATGTCAGCACCATCACCTAAGTCTACAACATAGTCTGGTTTCAAGTCGTAGATGAATGCACCTAGCCAATCGAATCTTTCATTACTTGTATCAGGATCAGCGTGAGCACATGTGTAAACTAATACTGTTTTTCTTTTTCTAAGCATCATATATGTCGTTGTTCTCTATGACAACACCTTCTATAGTTCTGTTTACCCTAGTCGATTCTTCATAAGCTTCTTTAAATGTAGTATATAACATCTCTGTTTCTTCTAACTCTCCGTTGAACTCAGATAAGTAAACAACACAGATAGGGTGTTCTCCTGTTTCATTGTCAATTAACTCAGGGTATTCAAACGGTTCTCGTATAACTTTATGTAAAGTAAGTTTCATCTCTTTGGTTCCTTTAGCCATGCTTCAGGTATATACCTGTCAGCGTATTTAAAATCATACTTGTTACACCACATACCATATGTTGTTTTACTTCCTTTGTAAAGCTTTGATTTACTATTTGTAAACACAAACCTTATGTCTAACTCAGGGTATTGATCACGAACTGCTAGGTGTTTGGCACGATCAGGAGATATAAACCTTCCTTTAGTCTCAATGATTATGCCGTTGTCTAATACAAAGTCAGGAGTGTAGGTCTTAGTCTTAGGGTCTACCCACTTGATTTTCATCTCTTCGTATGTAAAACCTATCCCTCTTTTCTTTAAGAACTTTGCAGTGTCTTGTTCTAGTCCTGATCTGTAACCTGCCCTCAATGCTCTCTGTCTTACTTTAAGCTTCATTCCATTGGAACCTCTGGTACTTTTGGTTCTGACTTAACATCTACTAGAAAGACAGGACCGTAGCTGTAGATAAACTTACGTGCTTCAGGCCAACACTTCTTCTTGAACTCACAGTAACTGCACATCACTGGTAGTTTAGTGTTAGGACTTGTCTTAGATTGAGGTACTTGTTGTTGACGTGCTACAGTTAGCTCACCGCCTACAAGTTCTTTAGCCTCAATCATCTCCTTTTCTTTTGTCTTTAGTTCCTCAGTAAAGTCATAGACATCAAGGCATATGTGACCATTCTGTTTGTCGATAGCTAGGAAAGCACCTTGCGTTTTGTTAGTAACCTTATCATCATCCTTACCTGCATAGACATAGCTACTTAACTGACTGATGTACCCAAAAGGATCATCGTTACGCAACGTACCTTCCTTGAACTTCTTGAAAGCATATGGACTACAAGACTTCACATCAACAGTCATGCCATCAATCACCGCATCACGATGTCCTTTGATACCATGCACGTCTAGTCTGTCTTGTTTTCCTCTTACATCATGCCCTGCAGCTATAGCTAGACTCAGCGCAAGTTCTTCTATCATGTCACCATAAAAGAACTTTAGTAATGCGTTATACTCTAAAGGTATAGCCTCTTCAGGTGTGTTTACTTTGTACCATAGTTTCCTTTTACATGGTGTTCCAATAGAAGATAGAGACAGATAGCCTCTTGGTTCTTGCGGTTTACTGAATCGCATGTTAGCTATCAGAGCGATGCCGTGGCCTAGAATAGAACCTTGTATTCCAGACCACCCACCTTCACCCTTGATAACCTCTTGCATGTCAGCAATTAGTGTATCAATGGTTTTCATTTAGAATCCTACTGCTTCGTTTTCTTTGACGTATTCTTCGAGTTCAAGAACTTTAACACCAACTAAACTTGTACGGCTGTACTGTTGACCATCACTGCCAGTAAACGTAGTGACTAGGTTGGTGCACTCAGCAAGAGTTCCGTTACCGATTACACCCATGTCTTCAGTCCAAGGATTACCGTCCTTGTCTGTAACCTTTGGTGCTCCACCTGCTTGTGGAATCTCAGTACCATCCTTCTTTGTAACTTTGTGTGGACGTACAAACTTGACTACAATCTCACCATCGATCATACGATTCTGGTTAGGTTGCTTCTGAGAACCTGCATCCTTGAGAGACTTCATACCCTCTTTGTCTAGGATTTGATTGACAGTGTACGCACCATCAGACTTCTCGTATGCTCCACCGTATCCTGTTAGATCACGGTTCTCTTCGTTGAGTCGAGGCCATTCGATTTGACCTACAGTTTTTACTTCTTTGTATATTGTTTTAGGCATGGTTATCCTTCCTTTTCTTAGAGCCATACTTATATATTAATATATTATTTAGCTTGTGTCAAGTGTTAATGTGTATCTTTCCAAGATTTTCCTATCGAAGATTCACCTTCTAGTGGACACATGATTCCTAGATGTAAACCTGCCCACTTGATTGCGTCACGTTGTATCTCTCCTAGTCTTTCAGCAACATCTAATGCACCTCTCACTTGTGTTTGCCATTCGTCATGAACCCATGTACATATCTTGTAGTCTATCTTTTCTCTGTCTGCTATCTCTCTCCATCGTCTTGTTGCATACTTCATTACCAAAGTCTCACCGTTCTGTAGCATACCTGCTAGTGTCTTGTGTTGGTTAGGTACAAATACTTTACGTCCATCGTATGCTTTGAAGTAACCACGTTCAGCTATGTCTGGTATGACTACACCCCTCAGTCTAGACAAACCTTCAATGCTAGTAGTGAAGTTATGCACTGCCCTGTTAGCTTCTCTCGCATTAGTCTTCAGTATCTGAGCAATCTTTTGTGTACCTGCACCAAGTAAGAACGCATAGATAAAAGTCTTAGCCATGTCTCTCGTGATATGTTTCAGACCCAATGCCTTACGGTTGAGGTTGTGTATGTCCGTACCTTCTTCTTTCTTTCCTTCGATAATCGCCTTAACGTATTGCTTACTCTCCATGATGTCAGCCAGTATCCGAAGTTGGATTCCTGCAGCATCCGTACCCACAAGATAGCAACCGTCAGGGGTTGTCCATAAATCTCTGAAGTCTCCATCATAATCTTTCTTCACTCTCTCTACTGCACTCTTTGGTTCACCGTGAAAGACACTTGGTATGTTACCCATGTTCGGATGTCTGTGTGCCATGCGTCCTGTCCATGAACCAATGTGTAAAAACTGTCCGTGTATACAACTGTCATTGCTATCTGAGAATGCCTGTATCCACTCAGCAAGGGTGCTTCTTCTTCCTTCCAATGTTAACCATTCAGCTAAAGCTTGAGCACCTTCAGGGGCGTCCTCTGGAAGTGTCTTGAGGTTCTCCTCAGATACAGTCCAACCATAATATCCGTAGTGTTCTAGCTTCTCTTTGTTGTCTTCACGTATAGCTTTGATGTGTCCTTTAGTTTTCTCTACTGGTTTCCACCCTGCTTCCCATAGTCTTTCTACTCTGTGCTTTGTCGATCCAGGATTGAACGCTACGTAGTCATAACACTCTAGCATATCTTCTTCTATCTTAGTCTCAGGAAACTCTTCGAGTGCTTTCTCTACGTTCTTGAATAGGCCACCATCCTCTTTGACTCTGTACTTGATAGTCTTTATGAGTTCTAACTTAGGTGGGAATGCTTGATGTATTCTCTCCTCTAGTTCCTGTAGTCTCTTCGTTATATCTAGGTGTAACTTATTTGCAACATCTATATTAAACTCGAACCCACCATCATGCATCTCTTGGCATATGATTGCTACATCATGCTCTAGTCTCATTGCCTGTGACCATGCCTGTGACATAATGTGTGGTGCGAAGTGATTGAATAGTTTCTCTGTTACCTCTACATCTCTGTGACAATAGTCTAACATCTCTTGAGTTAGGCCACCCTGAAAGTCACTGAAGTTATCTTTAGGGTAGCCTAGTTTTTCTCCCCATGTAGCCAACTTGTGTGATCCGATACCGAAGTCTATGAGCATAGAAACAACTAGTGTGTCTACAATCTTAGACATATCGATCACGTCACCTAAGTGTCTGTTGATTACTGGTGCGTCAAAGTTAATGAAGTTATGCCCCACCCATCTCGTTACTTTCTTAGCGTAGTCCTTGAATCTAGTACGCTCTGCTTGATCCTCGTGTAAGTTATGAAACTCATGTACCTTGCCTGTGTCTTTTTCTTTAACACAAATACACCACAACTTATCTGCGTTTAGATCGTTTGTTTCTATGTCTGCGAATACTATCATCAAGTTTCCCTATCCAGTGTGTAACATCGTCAAACGGACTAGCTCCATCTGCCTCTATCCTCTGAGAGTTTAAAGGTTGCTTCGTTGAAGATGAGCTTTCCTGCGAACCCTGTCTTTCCTGCAGGTCTGTTCTTGACGAGTAAGAGCTTTGTCGTGTTCCTTTCATCACGATCCTCTGCCATCTTATCACGTTCTAGTTTAACTACAACAGACGCACGTTTCGCAATGGTTCTGCAATCTCGTACTTGTCCATCATCATTTTCATGGGCGATGGTTACGATACCCACATTAAGTTCTGAGGCTAGTCGAGATAGCTGCACTGATAAACCAGACAACCATTTCTCTACTGTCTCATCACCTTTACGTGAGTAAGCTAGGTCTTGTATCGGTTCAAAGAATACATAGCTTACACCACAAGCTTCCCTAAAGTATCTTATCTTTTCTAAGATGTCCATAGGGTCTTCGTCAACAGCAATCTGAAACTGGTATAGTCTCTCATCTTTGGTTAGATCGATGATCGATTGCTTGACCTCTTCTTCCATGTCGTGTTCTTCTATTAAATCTTTACGTGTCAAGTTCATGTTTAGATCATAAGAAACTAAACCTAACACACTTCTTTTTTCTGTCTCTTCGAGGTGACATATCGCAATGGATATATCTTTGTGCTCAGTGAGTACGTGGT